ACGGGAGATAAGACTGGGGAGATATTGAAAAACGTGGCGAAAGAGGTCGGCAAGAGCGCAGAGGAAGCGGGCAGGCAGTTTAACGTGATGGAGGAGTTCGCTAAGCAGTCAGCGCATAACATGCAGAACGCTTTCTCGCAGTTTTTCTTCAAGGCGTTTACCGGCGAGCTTCGCAGTGTCAAAGAAGTGTTCGCCGATTTCGGCAGGGCGGTTTTACAGATGATCTCAAACATCTTGGCGAAGCTATTACTCATGAAGATATTTACAGCGATGGCCGGAGCTGGCGGCACGATATTCGGCGTGCCTGTGGCGAGTTTGTTTCATCAGGGCGGCACGGTCGAAAGGCGCAATCGGGCGTTTATTCGTGCGCATTCGGGGCTTGCTCCCGATGAGGTGCCGATTATTACCCAGACTGGTGAGGGTATTCTTTCACGCAGGGGCATGCAGGCGGTGGGTGGATCGGATAACCTGCGGGCGCTCAATAACGGTGAGTCTATCCGGGGCGAGGGGATAACGATTAACGTCAATCAGGTTATTCAGGCGTGGGACGCTCAGGACGTGTGGCGTAACCGCAAGATGTTATCGAACGCCATCGCTGATGACATTTATAACAACGATTATCAGGAGTTACGCATGAGCGATTTCACATATTTGCCGGATTTCGTTTTTGAGGAAACGCTGGAATATAAGACGCTCATTTCGGAGTTTGAGAACGGAGCGGAACAGCGTAGACGTAAATGGGCGGCACCGCTTCGCAAATGGCGGTTGAGATTCAATAACAAAGTGAAAGCCGACATGCAGGCGGTTCGTGATTTTTTTAAGAGCAAGTACGGGGCGTTCATGGCGTTTACGTGGACAAACCCGAATGACTCGGTTGAGTATTCGGTGCGCTTTGTTGAGGACAGTTTTAAGTTCACCATGAAAGCGCACGAGGTTTATGACTTTGAGTTTGATGTGATAGAGGTGAAGTAATGCCAAGAGACGTTGATCTCACATTTAAGCAAGAAAAAGCGAAGCAGGAAAACGCCCCGATATTCCTTTACATCCTTGAGGCGTATGACGGGGTCAATACCTTGCATCTGGCGGGGTTTGATCAGGATGTCACCTATGACGGTGTTCTTTATTCAAAGTTTCCGATAACGCATGAGTTTGTCTCGGAGAACAATCAGGGGCAGATTGATCAGGTAAAGGTGAGGCTCGGCAACGTGTCGAGGCTTATCGAGCTTTATCTTGAGCAGTATGACTTCCGAGGCAAGAAGGTGATTATCCGCATGGTTTGGGCGGATCAGCTTGCGGACCCGGACGCCCACATGGATGACGTGTTTTATATCGATAATTATTCGGCTGATCAGAAGAACGTGGAGTTTACTTTAACCGGCAAGTTTGATGTGCTGGGCGTGGATTTACCCGCACGCAGGTACGCACGCAACTATTGCTCATGGAAATTTAAGTCAGGGGAGTGCGGGTATGTGGGAGGAGAGACCGCATGCAACAAAACGAAACAGCGGTGCAAACAATTGGAGAATTACCTGCGGTACGGGGCGTTTCCGTCAGTGCCGTCAAGGCGGATGTACGTAATGTAGAGAAGCGCATGATCGAGAAGTATCTCGGCATTCCGTACCGGCACAGAGGCAGAACAATGGACGGCCTTGATTGCTGGGGGTTTCTTAAGCTGGCATATGCGGATTTGGGAGTTTGTCTTTTTGATATCGAGGACTTGGAATACGGCAAGGTTTGGGGACTGAAAGGCAAAGATTATTTCAAGGATAATTGCGCCCATGATTGGGTTAAGGTTGCCGATCCGCAGGTGCTAGACGGTATCTTGTTTTTGAATTCAAGGGGTGTAGCGAATCATGCGGGAATCGTTTTAGGCAATAGGCGGTTTATTCATTGTTGCCGTCAGGGTGTCGTGGTATCTCGGCTCGATGATGTTTCATGGGTTAAAAAAATAGAAGGATTTTACAGGTTAAAAGCATGGTCATAATTCGTAACATAGCCAATCCGTTTAAGACCGAGGATGTGGAAATCCGCAAGGTTAAGTATTCCCGGAGCAAGTGCGTACGGGATTATCTTGAAGTGGCGGGTTTTGATTATCAAGACAAGCGGGTGATTGTTACTGGCAAACGCATTGATGATTTGTCCGTGCGGCTTGATGACGGCGACGAGATTACCGTTATTCCGGAGGTAAAGGCTCCGATTATCGCTGTCGTGTCGTGGATTATTTCCGCTGTCTGGGCGGTGGCCGTGGCGCATCCGTTCTTGTTTGCGTTCTTTGTGCTGTCGATGGGGTATTCCATTTATCAGTACATGAACCAGCCGAGGATGCCGGATTTTAATTTGGGGTCGGCGAACGGTCTGGACGAAGGATCGCCAACATACGGCTGGGACGGCATTCGGACTATTCAAGAGGTCGGTGTTCCAGTCGCCGTGGTTTACGGAAGGCACCGGGTCGGCGGCAATATCATCAATCAGTTTTTGTGGGAGGACGGGGATAAGCATTATCTTAATGTTTTGCTCGCCCTTTGTGAGGGAGAGATTGAGTCAGTAGAGGATATCGAGTTAAACGATAATCCGATAGCTAACTTTGACGGAGTTTCGGTTATTAAGCGGTTTGGCACGAATTACCAGAGCATGATCGAAAACTTTGAGGATCTGCACAATATTTACTCGATCGGCGCAAATCTCACGCAAAACAATCCTTCTATCTACACCATGATTGATTCTGATGTCGAGGCGTTTGAGATTCATCTGCGGCTCAACAACGGATTGTATCAGCAGAGTTCAAGTTCGGGAGATATTCAGAGTTGGAGCGTGACTTACCGGGTTGAGTATAAACTCCATACCGACAGTGTTTATATCGATCTGGGAGAGACGACAATTTCAGGGCAGTCACGCACGAGTGTGCGCAGGGTGTTCAGAAAAGACGGGCTCGCACCCGGGCAATACGACATTCGTGTCACCCGCACCAGCGAGGACGGTTCGCTTCAGCCGTTAAAGCAGGGCGACCTCACGTTGTTTCAAATCGACGAGATTAAAACGGATGATTTGTGTTATCCCAACACCGCTTTGCTTGGGTTCAAGTTGTTGGCGACTGACCAATTGAGTGGATCCATGCCGAACATAACGGCGATCGTGGAGGGCAAGAAAGTTTCTATCCCGGACGTGCGTAACGCAGGCAATTCGGTTGACTGGGAAGATTATTACTGGGACGGAAGTAATTACCGGCTTTTTTCCGATGACACAATTCTTTCGTGGGACGGCTCAACTTATGTCTTGAAGTATTCGGCGAATCCGGTGTGGTGCCTGCGTGATTTGGTCACGAATAAAAGATACGGCTTGGGCGAATTTATTTTAACCGACAATTTAGATAACGCTTCGCTTCTTGAGATGTCGCAGTATTGCGAGGAGCGGGTTCCTGATGGAGAGGGCGGGTATGAGAAGCGGTTTCGGATGGATGTGGTAATTGACAGCAACAATAAAGCGCTCGATGTTTTGATTCAGCTGTGCGCCACGTTTAATGCCATGCCGGTGTATAGCGCCGGGGGGTTGACGTTTAAGATTGATAAGCCCACTATGCCCACTCAATTATTCGGCATGGGCAATATCGTCAAAGACTCATTCGCACAGAGCTGGAAAACCATGAAAGAAGTGCCGAACGTGATCGAGATTCAGTTTACCGATAAAGAGAAAAACTATCGGCAGGAGACAATCGCTTACATCGATGAGGAATCGCTGGCTTTAGGCGAGCCGATGCGTAAGAGCCAGCTTCGCTTATTTACCACAGGTGCGAGTTACGCCATACGAGCGGCACGCTACGCATTGAAAGTCGCACGCTACATTAACCGCTCAATTGTGTTTAGGGCGGGGATTGACGCTGTGGCGTGTCAGGCGGGGGATATTATTTCGATATCACACGACGTTCCTCAGTGGGGTTTTTCAGGAAGGGTTCAGGAAGGTATTTCAACAACGCTCATTAAATTAGACCGCTCAATGATCATTGAGGATGGCAAGTCTTATAAAATTCAGATTCGGTTTATTGATGACATTATTGAGGAACGGTTTATCACCTCGCCAGTTGGGACGCATACAGAGATTATGTGCGAGGCGTTCTCGGCTGATCCGCAGGCATTTGATGTTTACGCTATTGGCGAGACCAATAAGGTAAAGAAAGATTTTCGGGTGGTGTCGGTTCAGCGGGAAGGCAAACACGAGGTGCAGATATCGGCGCTTGAGTATAACGAGGCGGTGTATGACGATTCCGACATTATCTTGCCGCAGAATAATTACTCATCGTTATCAAGTGAAATTCCAGCGGTCAATAACTTGAGTTTGACGGAATCGCTGGTTAAGAAAACAGACGGTACGATTGAGAACGCAATTGATGTGTGGTTTGACCGTCCGGCGTATGTGGATCATTACGTCAAGTCCTACGCTAAGGCGAAGATTTACATAAGCGATGATAACGGGCAGAGCTGGCGAGCAAGAGGCGAGACTACCGGCACGCAGTTTCGCATCATCGGTGATATTGTTGACGGTCATACCTACAAGGTCAAGGTTACGTCGGTTGATTCCATGAATGAGGAGAGTTCGCTGGCCATGGCTCCGGAGAGTGAAATCACGGTTGTGGGTAAGTCAGCGCCGCCATCGGATGTCTCGTCGTTTTTGGTTAACCGAAACAGGGATTTGCTTTATTTCGGCTGGACACCGATTACGGATGTGGATGCGTGGGGGTATGAGATCAGGCGTGGTCTTAATTGGGACAGCGGCGAGTTTATCACGCTTCAGCAGGGCTCGCATTATCTGACTAAGGAAGTCAAGCAGGGTGTTGGGCAGAGTTATTGGATTAAAGCGATAGACACATCGGGCAATTATTCCATGAACGCAAAAGAGTCGGTTGTGACGATTACCGAGATTCCGTTCAGGAATATGGTCGCCGAGTATCAAGAACAACCTTTGTGGGAAGGCGCAAAAGTTAACGTTGAAAAGAATGCCGACTCGATTGTGATTACGGACGGCGTTATGTCGGGGACGTATACCACGCCGGTCAGGGATTTCGGGTATGTGGCGAGCGTTTATATCGGCATAGACGTTGTTGTCGCCACTTCATTGGGTCGCAGGTTTAACAGCGACGGAGTAACGAAATTTAACGACAGCCTAACGTACCGGTTTACCGGACAGGAAACTTTGAGGGCGACGAGGTTTCGGATACGGACATCGGAAGATAACGTCACATGGCGGGATTGGGAAACTTATCAGCCCGGGGATCATTACTGTCGGTACTTTCAGATCGAGTTGACACTATCTCGGGAGAACTTGGGCGATGAGATTACTTGCTCAACGTTTCAGTATTTCGGCGATTTGCCGGACGTTGATGACAGCGGCAACGACACGGTTGTTTCAGCTGTTGACGGCAAGGAAGTGTTTTTCGTTAAAACGTATCATGAGGAGCCGAGCGTCCACATAGAGATAAGAAGCGGGAACGGGATTTACTCGAAGTTCGTGGATAAAAGTACAACAGGTTTCAAGGTTAAGTTATACGACGCACAAGGCGTGGCGCAGGCAGGCTTGTTTGATTGGCACAGCCACGGGATTTAGGAGGAGATTAAATGGCGAAGAAGTTGATTCCATGCAAAGTGGTTATTGAGTTTGAGAATGGGGAGTTTTTTAACGGTGTCATTTTATATAAAGTTAACGATGGCGGCGAGATCAGCCGGTTCAAGAGTATCGGGATTAAGGATGTGGATTTTAGTAAACCAACCTTGAATGGGTTGTTGAAAAAATTCATCAAGCACGCCAGCCAGTCGGAAGGAGCCCAAGATGGATAAATTGATTTGTTGCAAATGCAAGAAGGAGATCGCCGATGATATGGCGTATGTGTCGGTCAGGGGAGATATTATCCTGCGTATGCCAAAAAGAAAACCTATTGTTTTTACCTGTTCTGAACAGGCGATGAATTACGCACAGCAGATGGCCGTGCATGATGTTTGCTGGATTCAAATGCTACGAGAGCAAGGGGTTGAGCTTTACGATCTCAATGAGGTCGCTGAGTCGTATCAAAAGAGGGAGGTAGGCGATGGCTTGGGACAAGACTAAACCAGAAAACGACATGCTTTTGATTAACTTCCCGCCAGCCTGCAGGGCTAATTGGGAGGCGCTGGAATTGTTAACGGATCCATTGTTGCAAATAACTAATGAGAAGGTTGCCCCGGGAGCGGGTATTGAGGATACGAAACTTGCGCAGATAACCTCGCTCAATAAGGTGCATGGTTCGGCGATCACTGGTTTGGCGAGCGTTCCTTCAGCGGCGGGAGTTTTACCGACAGAGAATTCGCCTAATAAGTTGAAGGCGGATGTCAGCGACACCACGCCGGAGTATTTAGATGGCCTTATCGATACAGCGGTGTTTCAGGTATCGGCAGGCGATCAGTTGCAGATAAAAGACGGCGGGGTATCTACTGTGAAACTTGAGAACGGTGCGGCTTCGCCCGGGAATAACAAGTATTACGGAACGAACGCATCAGGCACAAAAGGATTTTTCGATAAGACGGCGGTTTACGCCTCATAGGGAGAAGTATGGCGCATCTGATGCCACCAAAACAATGTTCATCGAACACACCGGCGTGGACGGATCCGGCACTTTCGGATTTATCAACGAAAGTCCGGAAGGTTCATATTGATGAGTTGCGGTTATTTCTGAACGCAGAGTTTGTGCGTCGTGGGTTTTCGCAATCATCCTTTACGGACCCGGCCATCACAGCGTTGGTCACTGAAATCAGGAAGGTTCACGTTGATGAGTTAAGGACAGAACTTGCGGCGTGTAAGTCTGGCAGAGGCACATCTGGATATTGTCCGCAGGATAGCTCCGGGTGCATGGATTTCACGGATCCCACGATTACGGCTCTCTCAACGGAGGTCAGGGGCGTTCATTTTCGGCAGATGATGCAGAAGGTTCAAGCCTTAATGACCGGATGTATTTGTGAGACTGAACAATGCCAGTATTGCGCCGACTGTGGGTATCACTATACGTCATGTTCGTATGCGGGTGTTGCATGCGATGACCATAAATATTCGGAATGTCAGTATTCAATAAATCATTACTGGGATTGCGCAAGCATTAATATGCCGTCAAGCG